ATGGATTTTCGTTTCACACAAAATTCACAGAAAGTGTCCAAATCATCTTTAAGAGGTCTTTCACAAGCCCGCATGTCTCCTTTTTTTCACACGAAATTTAAAGGAAGTATGCGGGCTAGTGTTTTATGCAGGATCCGGTCTGACAGACCAAATAAACAGGGATTAGCTCCAGTATACCTTCAAGTAATCATCAACTCAAGTAGAACCACTATCCCATTAGGAGTTAGTTGGGATCTTAATTTTTTTGATAATAAGTCCGGAATTTTCCTTGATCGAAAACGAAATGATCAGGAGGCAAATGATTATAACATGCTGGTAAAAAAGGAAATCTCAAAAATAAATGAGATTTTCATGTATTACAGGCATTCTGATTTTGAACTTACGATTGATCAATTTCTAAAGGAATTTGAAAGATTTGGAGCAAAGAAAAATTTTATAGATTGGGCTAATTTAGAAATAGAAGAGAGGTTCGAATTAAATAAAATTGCCCTTCAAACTAAGAAAAATTCACTCTCCAACCTTAAAAAAATAAGGGAATGGAAACCTGAAATAAAATTTTCAGAGATTGATTATGGCTTTCTTGAAAACCTCCAGGCTTGGTTAAAAAATGTAAAAGGTTATAAGCTTAACACAGTTGGTGCGATTCTTAAAACCTTAAAGGTTTATGCAAGAATCGCCCATGAATCAGGAATAGCTATTAATATTGATAGTATATCAAAATTTTCACTCCCTTCAGGGAAATCCAGAATCGTATTCCTCACTGCAGAAGAATTGGAACGGGTAAAGAATTTTTACCAAAGCTCAGAAATCAAACCTTCAGAAAAACGAGTTTTAGGTCAATTTCTATTTTCGTGTAAAACTGGGCTTAGGTTTTCAGATATAGAACGAGTAACCTGGAGAGAAATTGATGGAGAAGTGTTGACTTTCGAACCCTATAAGACTAGGAAAATTGAAAAAAGAGTAAGCATTAGGATAGTGGAAGATGCTTTTCAATATATTGAAAACCAAAAAGGAAAGCTTTTCAATACTATGGCCATGCAACCAACCAATAGAATACTGAAAGAAATAGCATTTAAGTGTAAAGTTCGAAAAAACCTCACAACTCATGTAGCCAGACATACATTTGCTACAGATTTCTTGAGAAGGGGTGGCAAAGTCCAAGTTTTACAGAAACTTCTTGGTCATGCAAAAATGAGCACTACCATGATTTACGGCCATGTGGAAGAAAAGGAAATTTTTGACCAAATGCTCATAATGCAAGACTAAATATTCTGCAAATCATAAACTTCCTGCATATTGGCCACAAGTGCACTGTACACTTTAGCAGCTAGTGTATTGCCTTGAAAGGTTGCTGCAGGAAGGTTTTGCCAATACTGCAGCTGGGTGATACTGCCTTCCGGATAAATTCCATTTTCATTAGGATGTACAAAAAAACCCGTCTCCGGATCAACCATGGAACCTCGGGTGGTACTGGACCAAATACGGGTTTTGAATACCTCGGAATCATTTCTTTTTTGCGATTCTGATAGTAATGGATCATTGGCAATTACCTCTAGAACCGGCTTATCGAAATCACCATTTTCGTCTTTAGTCCAGAACTCAATCCTGATATATGCTCTCATCTCGAGGTCTTTCTCTATTTCCAACTTGTCATGCACTAGCTTGATTAGGTAGTCAGAATGTCTGTGTTTGATCTTGGTAGGGTTGGATAGTGTGTTCATGATGTTTGTCCTCCGTCTGTAATTGTCCAGTTATAGTTAGTTATTATTGAAGCTCTAGAAGCTGCGGCTGCAGCTGTATATTCCACCGAACCCATTGTTAATTTCACGCCATTATTGAGCGATTGTCCAGCAAGGGAATTGAGGAATAAATCATAATTTGTCGTTGAAAAAGAAGTTGTATTATTCATAAAGCCTAAACATGAGATAGCACTTTCAAAAGAAAGTCCGGAAACATCTTGATTGAAATCATAACACCTATTGAGCATATTCACAAAGGAGGAAAATAAAGATGTGTCCCAATTATTAATGGATGCATTGAAATTCTCACACCAAAAGAAACACCTTAACCCTGATGTTTGATTTGAAACATCCCAATCATTCATTGAAGGAGAACCCGTAAAAGCAGTACACCCTCTAAACATGTCCACAAGAATCCTATTATACTTACTCAAATCAGGCACATCAGAAGCCGACAATTGAAGATTTTCGCAGCCATAAAAAGCAGATGTTCCAAGAAACGAACATTTTCCCCACTGTGAAATGTTTAAAATTTTCAATCTATCCCTAGTATTACCAAATCGGAAATCATGGATTTTACCATAAACCTTGATAGTATATATCCCTCCTGAGCTATAGGTATGCGTTGCATTAACATCATCGAATGATGTAATTCTGCTATGATTCCCATCTCCCCAGTCTACCAAAAGATTATACCCTTCCCCTGAAGACCTTAGAGGTAGCTGTATGGTAGATACCGGAGAGCTTCCGCTACTTATATTTTCTGTATTCCATTCCGAAATAAACGGGGTCTGTTGAGCGGCTAGGGTTGATCTGAAAAATTGATTAACCGTCCTCATAGCAGGTCCTGGGTAATGGTGTAATTAACTGCTTTTACGTCTCCGGAACTATCCTTGTCTATGATGAAAAGGTAGTAATTGTCTTCATCTTTAAAATACTCGCCGGATAGCAGCCGTTTACCTACTCCTGCCGGTGTGATGATGGTTGGTTCGGTGCTGTCGTTATGAAGTACTTTGGCCATGTTGCTATCATCTGCATAGGCGATGGCGATGGTGAGATTACCTGTAATAGGCGTGCCTGACAGCCCATAGGCCCGAGGTTTGTCAAACTTGATGGTATTACCGATGGATGGGACGTAGGACTTACCATTCCAGGAATGGTAGGCATCGCCAGCCGGAAGGGCTGCATAGCCTTGATTGTCTAGCAAACTATCATCCTTTACATTGTTGGTTTTGACTCCGAGGTAGTTGAAAGTAACGGTCTGGAAGTAGGCGGTCTTTCGGACGTAGATCGATGCCTGGGTAGCTGAAGTCTGGACTATCACGAAGTCGCCTGACTTGGTGCTGATGTCCCTGGTCTGAATGCTGATCCTGTCGGGATCTATCTCGGTATCGGAGGCTCTGGTAACGAAATTGACCAATAACATACCATTGAGCGGGCGGGTGTCAAATTCTGAATAGCTTGATGCCCAACCGACAAAAGAAAGTTTAAAGTCATAATAGGTGTTCTGACTTAAGGTCTGCCTCCATATCAAGGCAAACTCATTTGTTCTCCCAGTTTGGTTTTTAGTCTCAGGATCCACCTCATCCACTGGTGTGATAATAGCTTCCCCAGTATTTAATCTTAAAATAACATGGAGAGCCATTTCACCATTGGGCGGGTTTGGAATGACAGGGTCCTCATCTGGAGCACCGGCTTGATACCCAACTGTACTGGATGGTTGGGTGTATATTATATCAAACCTACTATACGGATCATCAGGAGCATCATTAAGTATTACAGGTCCTGAATAATTATAAACAATTCCATTCCTTACCCAGGAAGCCCCGTTTATTGTACCTGAGGTAGGGCTATTGATTTCAAAGCTACCAGAAGTAATTACCCTGTCTCCATTCGGTATTTCTAATTCATTTCTGAGAAAATCCAAAATAACAGAAAACGAAAGCCCATGCCAATCCTGCTTTCCGGCAACCTGTACCGGAAAAATGGCGTCTGTTGGGTCTTCGAGCATTGGGAAGAGCCACATTCGTGGGACCAAATAATAAAGTTCCTGGTCCGGCCCTACGATAACGAGCACATTGGAAGGCTGCTCTTCTATCCAATCCAGGTATATGACTTGGCGCGTATATACATAAGTAAAATCAAATGCGATAAGGTCATACTGAGCTGCCTCGAAGCTAGGCTCTCTGGTGAGTATTCGCTTAAGCTCTACACCGTCCAAGTGGTACTTTTGGAAACTGGAAAAGAAATCCTGAGACCAGAAAAGCTGCTTTCTGCTACGGAAGTAGCCGGTATTCTTTTCATAAGCTTTGTCCGGATTGACCTCGTACTCATGTTCGTATTCGTCAAAGAAAAGCCCTGAATCAAACTGCTGACTATTTAGTAGGGTCTTTTGTCCTGTGAAGCGGATGGTATCAATGGCTCCAAGGCTATTTTCAAAAACGAAAAGATCATTGTGCTCAAAGAAATTGTCTGTAAGTACATAACGCTGGTACCAAGTGTTTTCTCCACCTTCTCCATCTTCTACCCAAACGTCGAAGTACAGAGGCTGCTCCTCAAAGAGGGCGTGCATCTTTTCGAAGGATACATTGATAGTGCTGAGCTGATCTGCCGGGAGGGTGTAGGCCGTGGCTGTGCTGTCGGTATTGTCCTGGAAATAGCCTTTTACCTTCACCTCTAGTGCCTGCTGGGCGTAATAGCTGAGATACTCGGGATCAAAGTACTTGACCTGCTTGATCTGTGGCTGCCAAGTGAGCCAGTTGAGTGTGAGGAAATCTGAGGTTGTGAAATTTTTTCTATCCACACCTCCCTTAATAGCCCTGAAGGTAACCTCGGTGCCGTCTATATCACATACAATATCAGCCACTGCGTCGGCTTGATTGTATAGGTCTGCATCCGGTATGCGAACACTGAGTTGCTTTTCTATAAGATGCTTGAGCGTGATGCTGATATTGCCATCTGCATCTGCAGTGTAGTATTCCTCTAATATGTCAGTGCCGTCCATTGATATGGTGACATCATGCCCCGGATCTGAGGTCGTGAGGAGAATATCAGGGATATTGCCGGCAAAGCAGAGTGCTAAAGGTACCTGTGTGACAGTGATGGCCATGCTAAAATAATTTGAATTTTGATAAAATCCTGAGACCTGCTATGACTATAAGTAAGGCTACTGCAATGCTTATGTATAGCCAAAAATTTGGCTTTCGATTGACTTCCCTGTCTACCTTGTCAGAAGCTCTTTCGTATGATGCGGCGCTGTCTAGTTGTGAAAAAGATGCTGTGCTGTCTGAGGCGGTAAAATCTACTTTGGTGTGATCTTCCTGCCTGGAACTATCCCGATGGAGGATGCTAACCGCTGATGCTTCGCCCTCAAAGCTGCCATCAGGTGAAATTCTGAAAGTTCCCCTGGGAACAATGTCAATTAAGGATTCGAAGTAGTCGAGTCGGAGACGTTCCTGATTGAGACTCCCCTTGGTTTGATTTGCTTTTTCATGGCCTTGGATTTGATGGTATTGGTTTGTTGAAACGCTGTGATCTTTCGACCTAGTAATACCCTTCTTGCTGGTGCAAGAAAGGAAGCAGTATATAAGCGATATGATAAAAATTATTCTCATTGTGAGATTATGATTTTAAACTGGTCCGGAAGTAAGCTGATCAATTTGTTTTTGGTCTTGATGGAATTTATCACGTCCGGGAGATGGTCTCCATCTATGTCCATCAGCTTGTTTCCTACTGCTATGCATCCCCTGAGCTCATGCACATGGTTGGCTTCATGAATAAGGATGTAATCACGATTTGGAACATCTAATATGTGGAAGTGCCTACCGATTGTTTCGCTTTTTCTCTTCTTTGCCTTGTAGATACCTGCAGGAATACAAGAAATATTCCTTTGGTTTTCTTTCCAAGGAAGCTCTAAGGTAAAACAGGTGAAAAGAATGGCATTAAACTCATCCTTAACCAAGAGTTTGCCTATAATCTGTTTATCAGAGACCTGGTTCCTGATCAGAATTAATGTGTTGTACTGATTTTTCTCCATCTTGGCTGGTAAAATTCTGGGTAAGGTGTGTAAGATCACCGGTCTCATTGAAGCCCTTAAGCCGCTTTAGGATAAAGACCGGGACCAGTTTTTTGGAGACTTTACCCGCATTGGTAAGTACTGATATGGCTTCTTTGATAAGTATGGCAATGTATATGATGAACTTGAGGTATTCTCCGCCCGACATGGTTTGACCCGAAACAGTGAAGTTCTCTAAAACATGCCCCACTATAAGACAAGAACTATAAACAATCATTTTAATGAGGATATCTCCAAATTTTTCTTTTTCCACTTCCCTTTTAAATATGGCTAAGCCAAACCCTAAAACAGTATCAAGGCTTACTAGAACTGCAAGCCACATAAGGTAATCGAAATCATTAAAAATATAGGTCTGGAAAAAGGTGAATAGGGGAATTGTAATTATTGCCCACTTTCCCTTATCCAGTAAATCTACCAGAATGTCCCTCGTTTGTTGAAATACGTGGATATTCATTAGCCTGTGTGATTTATTGATAGCCTGTTGAGCCATTATAGAATATTGTTAATTTCAGTTCTAAAGTAGCCGGAAGTGGGTTGAAACCAAAGGACAAAAAAAATCCCCTGGAATTCCAGGGGAAGCTAATTCTATTCAAATTTCTTTGGATAAATTAAGAGAGTGACACAAGTTGCCCACTTTCATCTTTTACACTAAAAGGCTCCAATCCAGTAATGGATTTTACCTCCAGATTTAATTGCTTTACCTCTTGTAAATTGGGTGTTTCAATTCTATAGGTAATAAAATAACACCTTTGGAGATTTTTCTTTTTTTTTAATGGCTTTTTGTTGAGCATAACAATAAAATTAAAAGGATCCCAGCGGCTGCTCAACAAAAGCCAAACGTATTGTACGAAGGATTGATGCCGCTCCAAACGGCTCCGCCGGGATTTATCCTATTTCTAGCATAAAATTGACTTCTGTACATAGTAAACATTTAACTTTTGTGAGCACCACAAAATTATTAAATATTACAATAATAAAAAGCATTACCCTGCTTAACTCAAACAAGTAGCATCCGAAGAACATGTTCCGCCGGTAGTGACAGTTACGCCCAGAATAGGGTCTATTAGGATACCATCTACCTTTAGCACCGGGGCTGAAACAGAGCAAATGGCTACAGTGATGATAAAACCTTCCTGGGTGTAGAAATAAGAGTTCCAAGACCTTTCCTCCTGCTCTGCCCCCGGTCTCTGCCGCTGTACGGTGAGTGTTTGGGATTCGGTATCGAATACTTCAGTGTCTATCTCGATGGTGTAGCAGTCGCCAAGCTCGGGACCTATACCGCCTCCAGAACTGTCGGCAGATTCATGTCCGTCGAAGATTCCTTCGATGTCTGACTCAATCAAATCTATGGATGCAGGCTCGATCTTGCGCTGACGGATGGTGAGCTCGATCTTTTCGATAAGGAAGTTGACTCCCCGCAGGTGGACTTTTTTACTCATGTCCATGTTCTTGATATCTAGGGCACTGAGCGTGAAAAGACTACTTACCTTTTTCTTTTTTGCCTGCATATAGTTCATATAGGCACGATGGTACAAATTAATCAAGCCGTATGGTCCCTCCCACTCTAGGGAGAGTCCTCCCTGACGCTCTCCATAAGCATTGTAGTTATGCGGAGCCATTAATGGGTATCGGTTAGGGTTGTTTTCAGACCCTCCGGGAAGTTCGGTGTGCGTATCTTGCAGACCGTGAAAAAGACCTATATGCAGCTTGTCCGGACGAAGGAGTCTGTCACCCTCCCATACAGGTACATACCAGGAACCAAACTTGATACCGGCATCATCATAATGATCTGCCCAGTATTCTTTAATAGACATGGTGACCGGTACCATGTTTGATTTCATCTCGAAACCTGAGGTACCCTCACCCCTGCCCATGGCTGAGCCTATAAGTTCATAATCAAATCTATCGGGAGTCCCAGAATTTGCCTTCTCTCGAAGGATCTTCTTGTAAGCCTCCTTGGTGGATGTGACGTAAATCTCCAGATCTTCCTCTCCACCCATAGGATACTGAAACATCTGGTGGATGGTGCTGACTACATTGTCATAGTCTGAAGGGTTAATATCCGGAACAGCTTCCGCATAACCGTATGTATAGGTCTGGCCTTCCTGATCAGAGAGGGTAAGCCTTCCTATCTGTTTACCTGACCAGTTTACGGAATCGGTACCTGCAAGTACTGCCTCATTAGACCGGACCCTGAAGCGATTGCCGGCAGGATAGAGAGAATGACAAATTAATTTGAGTGATTCTTTGATAAGGTCGTTTGCAGGGAGCTGAGGGAGAAATGAATTGAGATAGAAATACCCTTCATTTTCATACAAATCGCTAGGGTACACATCAAGCAACATGGACTGATAACCGCTGTACCCCATTCTTTCCTTCCAGCGTGGATGAAAGGTACTGAGGAGAGTAAGTCGCTTAAGGTCTCCGGAAGCGAAAGGGTTTTGGTCCAGGCTATTCCCAAAGAAATGGTCGAAGATGTACCATATCTTAACAGCAGGGAAAACAATGGTGTGAGCTGTATTGACATCGTCAAAAAGCATGTACTCCTCATCCCTGGCATTAAAGAAATTGAAGTACATAAGATTGGCCGCCAGATTTCCACCCCATTCCGGGACAATTGCTTGATTTTCGAGCCTTGGCCACTTGATATCCTTGACGGCTACCGGTGGCGCCACGAACTTGGCATCCGGATTGGATAGCGTGCCTTGGATGGTCTCTCTATAGAAATATCCGTAAAAATCTGTGGAATAAAAATCATGAGAATCCCTCTCTCCGCCAAAGTTGAACTGCTCCATCTCTACATCGGGGAGGGATTTTCGCATTTCATCAGTGATGACAGAGCCACGAAAAAAGCACTTAATATTCTTCTCGAACTCCTGAACTACAAGTACCCCTGTGAGAATCTTGACTGTGGAGAAATAGATGTCGAACCCTTCGTATTCTTTGAAAGCTCCGTAAGTGTTAATTCTGTTTGGATGCAGGAATAGGTTAAGGTTGTGCCTGGTGGCCGGAAGCTCAAAGTTAAGGGAATGGGTGGAAGGAATCCGATCATTGTAGAAGAAAGGATTTTCATATATTAGATTGAGAGCGATGTCCGGGTTGTAATTAACGGGTACACCTTTGAGCAACATCTTAAGCATTACAGTTCAGTGTTGTTTTTGATTTCATTATAAACTTTTTCGGCTTCGTAGAATCCCCGCTTACCCAGTAGGCTAACATCTGCGCGGATGCCTTTGCTAATCTGCTTTTGAAGGCTGTTCATCAGGTCATTGTTTCGCCTGATCAAATCCATTACCTCAGGATCCGGCTGTATAGAAGGAACAGGTACAGGACTCTTTTTCCTGGAATAACCTCCCCGTTGTCTTCCCGGAAGTGTGAAGAGCTCCATACGTTTGGCCATTACCTTTTCCAAATTGATAGAGGAAATAGTACCGTTTCGCTGGGCGGTATCGATGGCATTGAGAACAGGACGGATTGTTGGATTTTGATAAGCTTCATTATTGGCGATGAATTCTGTTCCATTTTCGCCCACCAAAACCTTTGGCTTGTCAACGAAACCAGACCTGATGAAACCCCGAGAACGGAACATTTTTTTGTCCTGGCTTCGTACCACATCCATGTACCCCCCATCTTCTGCCCCGGGTATCTCAGGAAGAGGTTCATTTCGAATTTTGGCGATTTGCAATAAACCCATGCCTCCGATAATACCTGCTAAGATTGGCCCCATAACAGGACCGGCCGTAAGTGCAGAAGTGACCGCCTGGGCAGTGTTGACGATAGCGGCCATAAGCGCAACATTGCGCTCACGCTTCGCCTGATTACGCTCATGAACCGCCGTCTTCTTGTCTAATTGCAGATTGAGCTCATCAACCTGTTCGTTGTATTCGTCCTGAGAGATGACTCCCTGGTCTAGTCGTTTCTTGAGCGCTGCCTGTTTCTGATCATTGATCTGCTTGTACTCCTGCAGTTCCTTTCGTTCACTCGCGGATTTAAATTCATTGTATTGCGTCCAAATCTGCCCGAGTGCGTTGGCAGCCTGGGCAATGTCATCCATGCGAACCTTGCCCCCTTCTAACCTGGTATAAAAAGCATCCCAATCCTCAGCAGAAAAACCAAGTACATCCACACCGGTGTTTCTCAAGCCTTCGTCCTCTGCTATCTCAGTTCCGGACTTAAGCCCAAGTTCGCTGAGCTTTTCCTTGATATCTGCAATTCGATCAGCAAGAACTTGACGCTCCTCGTCAGAAAGCAACTTGTCTGCAAGATCGAGGCCTTCGACCTCACCACCAGCCATGAGAGAATTGAGCTGAGCCATGAAGCCTTGCAAATGCTCCTTGACCATCTGCTCCTCATCGCGGATAAATTTCTTATCTACTTCCTGTTGCGCCTGACGAAGATTCTTGAGCCCGTCCAATGCTTCCTGGGAAAGATCATCCTGAAGGAGCGCTTTGGCATCTTCGAGGGTTTTGATCTCCTTGTACTTCTCATTGTTAAGCGTGCGGAGTTGCTGCAGCTCTCGTTCGAACCTCGATTGATTGTTATTGATGAAGCCTTCAACCGCCTCAGCGTCTAGTTGGTTGATATTGTTGTAATATTGCTCCTGCAGGGCTTCTCGGACGGTGTTTTCCTCAGCTGTAAGTTCGGTCACGTCTTTGCCATAGATCCCCGCCTGCCTAAGCCTTTCCTCATAAGCCAGCTTCTCCTGCTCTACGAGTGATTTTTGGCCGTCGATGATTTTTTGACGGTATTCAGCTTGCTGTTGGAGTTGTTTTTCTAGGTTTGATTTGGCGTTGGTTTTGGGCTTGATTGATCCTCCATTTGTAGTGGTAGTCGTAGTAGTGGTAGTATCATCATCCTCTTCAATGGAGGGATTTAATTTTTTGTTTAGATCAACATTTCTCTTAATGAAACCTGTAAGAAGTTCCTCCTGCGCTTGAAAATCAGCCTCCATGGCTTCCCTATTCTCTTTTCGGTACTGCTCGCGAACATCATTGACCAAGGCTTCTTCATTACCGAAGCTCAATACTGCTAACTTTGTTTTTTGCCAAAAACTAAGCTCCTCAGCCTGCCCGGTCTTCAATGCCTCGATTCGTTTCTTTTGTAGTTCTACCAGTTCATCTTCAGCCGCCTGTACTGATGCTTTCTTAAGCAGAGAAGCAATGTAAGCGTCAGTAGCGTCAGTAGCTTCCTTGGTGTTAATTGTTTCCAGGGAAAGATTGCCCAGGTAGTCAGGAGATAACTTTTGAAGCGCTTGAATAGCCTTCAGTCTATCTTCATCAGACCTTGTCTTGTCTCGGGCTACTGCAAGCAATTGTTCCATTTCTAATTTTTCCCGAACTATGGATTTTTCAGCACTTACCTGAATATCATTCAATTTCCGCTGTGCTTTTTCAGCTGAAGTTAATCCTTTGCTATATTGATAAACTGCCACTCCTACAACAGCTATTATTGAAGCCAGTGCCACCCAAGGATTAATTTTTGCTACTGAGTTAAAAACCCTTATTGCTTGTGTCGCTCCTTTGATATTTCCAGCTAATACCATTTGCGCAGCGGCAAGCAATTGAGTAGATGCTAGCATGGCATTGTCCCAAAACACCTTTAGCTTAGCCTGTATAATTGCAATTTTGGTATAGGAATTACTTACAAGCAATGCAGTGCTATAACTTACCAAGGCTACAGTTAGGAGTGAAAGAACTCTCCAATTATCACTTACAAAATCAAAAAGCACAGATAAAATCCTGACAAAATAACTAAAGCCATTGGTACTTACTGTCATCACCGGCAATAGCTTTTCACCTAACTCAACAACCATGTTTTGAAGGCCCTTTCTTGCCTTATCCAATTGTGCCTGAGCTGTCTCATTCTTTAATCCAAACTCTTCTGTTAGGCTAGTACCCTTTTCAAATGCCTGGTTAGATAATTCCTGCTGTTCTCTTAATAGTTGAGTATTATTAGCCAATGAACCTAAAACCCCAATCACCCTGCCTCCATCTTGGCCTAAATCACCAAGTGTTTCGGACAAACTGGTTAGCCCATCACTATTTCTTTTAACCCCTTCCAATACCCTGATAAATGCTTCATTGGCATCCGTATCCAACAACTCTTTAAAGGCTTTCACATCCATCGATGCATACTTAGCAAAGGCATCCGAATTTTTGGCCATTTCTAAAAACAATTTGGATAGGGCCGTTGTGCTAACTTCCGATGTTTGACCAAGACTATCTAAAGTTGCAGCCATCCCCATTAATTTGGTTATATTGATATCTGCCAATGGTCCAACACCAGCCATTCTTCGTGTAAACTCTACAATATAGCCTTCGTTCGCAGTTGTGGCCATTCCTAACTGATTGATCGAAGAACCCACTTTTAATAAAGCTTGTTCAAGAGGTATATCCTCAGAAACCTTGAAAATATCTACTAATTTACCTACTTGAGTGATGGCAGATTCAACATCCCCTCCTAGATCTTCAGATAGGGCTACACCTATCTGATCAGCAGCTCTGACAAACCCTAAAATATCTTCTTTTCCTTGTATACCTAATTTTCCCGCCACTCTAGCAAGGCCCAGTAAATCATTCTGTGATGTTCTACTATCAATTTTCTTTAATTCTTCATTCAACTCACGAACTTCAATCTTGGTAAGGTTGGTAGTTTTCATTACATCGGCTAGCTTATCATCAAATTCTGCAAAATCATTTATTGTTTTCCTAATTCCACTAATAGCAGCTATTAGTGAAGCAAAACCTGCAGTCATTACACCAATGTAATGATTAAACCTACCTGCCATTTTCTGAAGTGAACTACCCGTTTCCCTTGCACGCCCATTTAATTCCTGGTATCTAGTATTAACCTGATTTAATCGTTTTTCATGCTCAATCCATTGTTTGGTATATGGCACCGCCAAATCCCGCAATCTCCGGATGCGGTACATTTCTCTTCTAAGATCCACCAATGACATCTTATTAACATCAACCTGAGAGCGCAAGGATTGCAATCTACTTTGAGCCAGGCTAAGTGCTTTATTTTTATCTTCTATGGCTTGATTTACAGCTTTGTACTGTTCAGAATTCAATTTACCTGACCTTCGAAGCTTCTTTTCGGAACGCTCTAGGGCTTGTAATTCTTTATTTGTGTCCTTTACTGCACGTTCAAGCTCCCCTATTTCTTTTTGGCCGCGATCACCATTGACTACGATATTGAGGACTAGATCCTCATCCCTAAGTTTTTTACCCATGGTTATTTTCTATTTCACGTTTAATCCCGTCCCTAACCTCATTAGTAAACTCTACCATCAATCTATTGGCAATCACATAATAATGCCCAAAAACAAACCTGTTATGTATAGGATAATTACGCTTTCTGATCCTCCTTCCATTTTTTATTTTTGGATTTTTCCTTAGGTCTAGAAACCTTTGATAAGCCTTGTGCTTAAATCTTAATTGGCCATCCATTCCACTCTCTGTACTTATTTTAAAGTCCCTTTCTCTTTCCAGAATACCAGTATGGAAGTGCAAAAGCTTCCTCATTTCTAAACCTTGATTTCTTTCTAGTCGCTGAGACTCTTCTCTGAGAATTTTTTGAACGAATGCCTTTTTTATAATTACCCCTTCCAAACCTTTATTTTTTTCACTAAACTATCTTTCCCTATTAGCTTTACAAAGGACAATGTATTGGGGCTTTTCTGCCGAACCAGGCTATCCATTCATAGTCCTCGACTTTTAAGAAGTCTGTGGGCTAACCATTGCTATCCTTAAGCCAAGATCTAATTCATTATCCTAGCGCATAATTTAATTAATGGTGGGATTTTATGGCTTTTTAGTGTTATTGGTGGGATTTGGATTGGTATAGTTAGAGGCTTTATTTTTATTAGGGGGGGCGGGGGATCATATATCCTTTTGAAAACCAAGATTTGCAATTGCAAACCAATGTCGGGGCGGAGTCGGGGTCAATTCTGACTGAATTACTTTTAAAAAAAGTAACCAAAACCTTAAACCACTGAAAATCAATTTTTTAAATTATTTTACAGTGTCAAAAACACCATGTTTTTAGCCTTTTTATAGGCCTATTTGGCCTTTTCATTAGAAAAAAGAGGTAAAATTTTATTTAACCCCACAGTCATTTAATTCACACTAAGCACAACAACATTTAATCATAACATACTAATAGACAGCTTTTAACATGTTTGAAACATATAAATATTTGCGTATATTTATATTAAGAAACAAACAAAAAACACCTTAAAATTCTCTAAAAATGAAAGAGCAAACTAAAAGTAAAGTGATGGAAGTAAGCAAAACAAAAGAACAGCCTAAAAAGTCAGACAAGCCAACCATAACACAAACCAATGAAGTAGAAACACTAAAAAAGGAAATCGAAAAATTAAAAAGCCAATTGGACAACCAACCCGAAAGCTTAGAAGAAAAGATAAAATTTTTCCAACAAAAACAAGAAATGATAAAACGCCTCAGACTTCTAAATGACTATGCCGAAAACCTTTTGAATGTTCAGGAACAAATTAATGAATCTTTAAAAGAAAACGACGTCTTTTTATCAGATCATTTTCAATTAAAAATCCAATACAAACAAAATTCTTATGGTTCCCCAAAAGATGTTTTAACCATTGCCCACCCCAAATTAATTGGAGATGTTTTAGGCTTCGCCATTGGTAAAATTCAGGACAAAAGAACAGAAATTCAAAACCAAATCAATGCCTAAAATGGAGAAACCACAAAACCCAAAAAGAGCTGAATTAATAGCTTTAAGCAACGAAGCCAAGGAACTCAGGGAAACGATGGAAGAAGCATCAGAAACCGAAAATGAAGCCCTTTTTTGGGCTTCTAAAACCATCAACTATATGTTGCTAAACCATATGTATAATACTGATGGAGCTACAGAGTTTAATACCTTCAAACAATGGAAGGAACAAGGAGCAACAGTAAAAAAGGGATCCAAAGCATTTTTGGTATGGGGTCAACCCATCTATAAAAAAAATGACGAGGATAAGGAAGAAGAAAACCCAAATGACCCCGAGGAAGAATATAAATATTTTCCGCTTTGCTACTTGTTTTCCGATAAGCAGGTAATTACGGCCGAAGAGCTAAGCCAGGAGCGAGAAGTAACCAAAAAAGAAAAGGTTTCAAAAGCCCAAGAACCAACAGAAAAATTTTTCAATTCCGTTAAACTAGATATTGTATTATAATGAAAACTTTAAGAGAACCTGCACAAACTTTATTAACATCTGGAAAAATGGCACTAAATGACAAAATGCTATTTTCTACAGCCTTTCAATTGCCAGACCAAACAGTAAATGAAATTTTTGATATGGCAAAAAATGAACTGGCAAATATTGCCAAACTTTCCTTTCATGACCTAATGAAGTTTAAAAACATCGGAGCAAATAAAGCAGCTTCAATTGTGGCCAGCTTTGAGGTTGGGCGAAGAAGATATAAAATAGATCCTGCAAAAGCATTTAAAATTCAATGCTCAAATAATGCTTATGAATACATTAGACCATTTCTTTTAGATGAACAACAGGAGCATTTTTATATTCTAATGCTTAACAGGGCAAACAGGGTAATAAATCACAAGCTTATAAGTTCCGGAGGTACAGCGGCAACCGTGGTAGATTCCAAGCTAATTTTTAAATCTGCTATTGAGAACTATTCACAGGCCATTATATTAATTCATAACCACCCAAGCGAAAATTTAAAACCTTCACAGGCTGATATTGCGATCACAAAAAAACTTGTAAATATAGGCAAGGAATTGGAAATGCCCGTTTTGGACCATCTAATTTTTGCCAATAGTGGCTATTACTCTTTTGCCGATAATGGATTAATTTAATTTACTTTCATTACTTAAACGTGAACTACTTACTAAGTAGGTAGTTTCGCGCACTGGAATCGGAATTTTTCCCCAGTCCCCCGACATCCGTCGGATTTTTTTACAAAAATTAATACTACCGTATAGGCCCTGGGGAAAAATGATTGTGTTGGTCTGCTTTTACCCTTCAACATTTCTCACCACCTGCTACAATAAATGTTGAATGGAAAAAGGCTCTAAGAATTTTCAAATTTTTCCCATCGATTTTTGATTTCCTTAAACTCACAAAGGTGGTATATCTGTAAAAAACTATGTTCTGGATTTAAAAATAAACTAATTTCCTGATCTAAGAAATCTACTATTTTACTTGAACTTACAGACTTTTCAAAAATTATTGGATTACAATTATAATTGTGAAGCCACCCAGTAAAGTAATAATGATGGACATATTTCGTCTTCAATATTATTCTTAATTGTCCAGCGAGGATATCAAAAAAATTCATAGTAACCCCATTTCCTTTACTCTCAATAGGGAAAGGTGAACTTCCATCGTAATTATCTTGAACCCAATCTTTAAATCGATTAACCATATAAACTATTTTCCTTTGAAAAATTTCTTTTTCGCTATTGCTCTTATTCATTACTAACTTTATTTCTTCTAAAGAAATTAATAGCTTACGGATTTCTTTGTCTAATTTGTCTAATTTACCCCTGCACCATTTTATTATTTCTGGATCTTCCCCATCCTTTAATGATATTTTAAAAGTATGACGCGAATTTGCTTTTTGCCTAATGAGTTTATTCAAATAAATCATTTTATTCAATGAATTGGCCAATTTAAGCTCGGTAATTTCTTCCATCATAATCAACATAAAATAGTATTGAACAAATTTATTGCTTTTTTACATGGAAGGCAAATTAAATACGTGCATGTATTGCTTTATTTGATTATTTTATTATGAGCTTGTTCACCTCGACTTTCCTAAAACTCCAATCCTTATACTCAAATGGAAACTTTTTGGACTTGATGTATTCATAAGAAAATTCAGGATGGTGTTCACACAAAAGTTTCAGGTTCGACCAAAATTCTTCTTTTCCGTCAGTTTTGATTACAATAATATTTCTAAAAGAACCCATATACAAATATAACCATATATTTATACATAAAAAAAACACAGCTTTCACTGTGATAAAGATCAAATTAAGTTGGTTACAGAACTCTGATCACTCAATATAAAAATACTTTATCTTTCCACACTCTTTGCAAATTTCAACTATTACCCTGCCATCAAATTGACTCCTCTCACACTTTCTAAAATGACAAAGACATGGACCAGCCATTCCAACCTCCGAAAATATTGTATTCCGGATCGATCGGTATATTTTCGGAGCTAAGTTGCCAAAATGGACCGCAGCCTTCTTCAAAGCTTTCAAGCACTTTGCTTCTAATTTCCAAGGTGATTGCCTGTGTTTTTTCATATTGATCAAGTTCCTCAACTTTAGTTTGACCTGTCCATCCTTTGCTAAGCACAAAAAATAAAGCACTATGATTATCTGAAATGCTCGAGGGATCAGATCCGGAAGCTGTTGTTGATGGTATCACGGCCACCAGCTGTATCCCCCTTTCGTCCTTTAGTGCATTCACCGCATGATTATCTTGTGCTACTAGGTGATGACTCTCCAGTTCCTGAATTTCATCCACCCAGTTTTTACAAATGGAATTATAATCTATAATGCTTATCATTTTCTTGACTTCCTTTTGATCTCTTCATTTTGTTCGTGGCAATCTTTCATATACAACAGCACATCATATAGCCCCATTTTGTCTGTTTTTTCAACATCACCAAAGGGTCCCTCCTTTGCAACTTGATGTAGTATAGTTACCCAACCACTTCCTGCAGGTCTACGATCTTCCGTTTCTTCACCGGAAAAGAGCCCTGAGAAGCTTACCACTTCACCGCCTAGTATTAACTCTTCTTTTTGTATATAATTAATCATAAAAGTGAACCATAGCAAGACAGCCGTTTTCAATACCTGAGAAACCTCATTGAAATAAACTGCATTCATTTCTATTCTTGCCCTGTTTAAAGGCTCTCTAATACTTCCATCAAAATCATCTCTTTTACTAATTAAGTCAAAATCCATCCGCTTTGGACGGTAAAGACATGCCATCATTCTATTGAGGTCACTAGGCTCTTTTGTCCGGAAAAACTCTTTCATTTCCTCCAGGGCCGCCCTGAACTCCCCAAAACTCAGATCTGCCAATAAATCTTGCGGTCCATGAAGCCTGGTCTTCCTGGATTGTAATACCGGAAAATGATTATAGATTGTTTCATAACAGATTTCAGTTTGGCCCTCTTCATTTTTTTTAAACATAAACCCACACAGCTGCTCTGCTAGCAAAACCACCTTACTGTTTTTTTCATCATACATTTCCTTACTCATCACCCTTTCCACAGCCACAGCCCTCACATTTCTTTTGATTCCTGCTAAATGATAAAAGCACCTTACCTTAGCTTCATCCAGACTTATAACACCTGAAGTACACATTGCGGCCTGTTTTAGGCAATATTGCCGTTGATCCGAATCCATTTCGTCCCAGTGAGAAGGGGTTTCAAGGCGAATATTTCTTTCTGATAATTCGAGTGTATTCATGTTCGGAAGAATTTATCCGTATCCTTATTATTCGGCAACAATTGAAATTCTCTGGACGAAGGATCTGCTTGCTGTAGCCAAAGCTTTACATCATTAAAAATATCTGACGCATCATCTTCCAATCGCTTCACTTGGTACTTGATCACTTCCAGAAGAGCCGCCTGACTGGCCCCTCTCCCCTCTGTTTCACTCATAAATTGCTGGACTACTCCTTCAGGAAGCACCTGCAGGGAGAGGCGCTTCACAGCTTTTACCATCACCAAAAGAGGAATTGCTTTTTGCACCAATTTCAATAACTCTTCCAATTCGCCATTATTTACTGACGGTATACCAGCCAGGCCTGATCCACTTCCTTCATTCAAACCTATATGGTAAGCCAAAAGATCAGTATACTTATTGCCAAGGGCTTTTTTGATTTCACGCTCCTGAACTTCTTTATTCCAAGCTAGAGTGGTATAAAAAAACCTCGGACTTTGATCAATGGGGTAAGCATCCTGAAAGATTTCCTCATTCCATACAAACAGTTCCCTAGCTATCTTTCTATTTTGACTTCCAAGCCATTCAGGAATCTTTTTTTCTTCTAACCAGGAAATCAACATATCGGTAGTCTTATTCCCCTTGCTTACTTGCGCACGGTCATCTCTGTCCAACATCCACTCCCATGGCACCTTTTCATTTTCCGGATCTAGTTTTAGTTTTCTTCCTGCATCTTCATGAGAGACGATATTTGACTGGTAGTAATTATAGGTAGCTCTATAGGCAATGGGGATCTGCATCATTAATACCAGTTCATCATTTAATTTTTGGGCTGCATTAGGATTTGATGTCTGGTAATCATTACCCCTATAATGATCATGCGCCCTGTCGTATACATCTTGGCCAACAAGCTTGATCATTGCATGCTCGGCCAGCATCACATCTGTAGCAATCCGATCAAATTTATTATTTGAGTAGTAGGATCCTGTCCGATCCCTAAGCTCCACTGCTCCATTATTGGCTTTATTAAATAACATAAATCAAGGGGTTTCTTTATTGATTAATCTGTCTTCCGGGCTCACTTCCTGCTCTTTCATCACAGCATCATGGTAAAACCCCATCTTTAATTTTTTCCCAGGAAAGTTAGCTGCAATGGCTTGATTAATGGGCTCAAATATCACTTCTTCAGGTATTGAGGTATCGCTGGCCATGTACAGATTTAGCGCATATAGCATCTGAGAGCCGGAGCTGAGCTGACCATTTACAATGATGTTAGAGAGTGAAGGATGCAAGCCCATACCCGAGGTTGTAGCTGAATCTGCTTTTTCTCCAATTTTAACCTGGCTCTCTACAAAGTCCTTGATTTTTTGGTCTATGGCTTCTACTTTCCACTCATTCTTGTTCCCTTCTTCATCATAAAAATCTACCGTTTCTATAAACTTGCCGGCATTCCTCTTTCCAGTAAGCACTTGAGCCATTTTACTGAAAGTCTTATCTTTCAATTCTTCCAGAAGCTTTTCTATCTGTGCATCAGTTCTACCGGGATGCATTTTCTCCAGTTTCTCCAGCTTGTCTTCCCAATAGCCCGCAGGACTATGTATATGATAAGCCGAGGTAATCCCGTTTTCACTGAGGTACTTCAGTACTTCAGGAATATCAGATGAGCGCATAATCCAGTTAAGAGATCCATAGTAACTAGGCACACTATAAAAATTCCTGCCAAAGCTGTATTTGTTATGATACCCTATGGAAATCCCATGCCTGAAAGGTTTCCAGGGGTCGTGAACAGGATAGCTCGTAACACCGGTATGCAGGCAGTGATTCTGAAAGTCTCCGGTAAGGATATTTTTTACCGATTCCAATCGCTTAGGCCCTACTTTAGGCCATTCCAAACGGGCATCAGTCCCTGGTATTACTTCCAGATATTTAATCTTCCCTACACCTCCTATGCGTGGCCCTTTATTTCTTACGCGTTTTACGTATATGCCTTTCATATACTTAAATTCCACCATGGCCATATCCACGTAGCGTTTGTAATTCCAACTGTCGAGCCAGTCCTGAATTTCTTTATCTTCCACATATTCCCGGCTCACTTTTCCTTCCTTATAAATGACTTTGTACAGCTGGGGACCATTACCATATAGCAAACCCATTTCTCTTTCGAGGATGCCTGGAGCCAGGTTATTCTTATCCATAATATCCCGGATAATCACCGGTAGATCATTATTCACACCGTGGGGAACTATCTTTCTGCCATCTATGATAGCGGGATCAGCTTCCCAGTCAATGTTTTTTGACAAACCTACGAATTCATCAAAACTAGAAAATGGATTCTGCCCCATCACAAAGGCTCCCGCTTCCGTATTTAGCAGCCTGGTCTTACCTACTTTTTGCACTTTTTCAGCATTCTCTGTCATAGTAATGTGGTTTTTTGACCGTTGAAGGTCATAAGGGTAGGGATGTAGAACCTCCTTGGCTCCAGGACATCTAGGTCTGTATAAGGTTGAAGAAGGTCTGCATTTTGGATTTCTGATTGTACAGATTTAGCAGTTAGTCTCCCATTGCGCACTTCCACTATGCCCTCCGTAGTCTGTTTTTCCTCTGAATAGGACAAAAAGGAAAAGGAAAAAGTCTTGCCTTCTTTCGACAATTCACGCATCCTATTGATGGCCTCATATACCGTTAACTTACTCATTAAGCTAATTTCGTAAGGTCATATGGGTTTAGAAAGGACAGGGAAATTATAAAAAATCACCCTTGATTTTAATTAATCGATTTCCCAGATCTGTTTAGGGATTAAATAAATTTCTACATTTGTTTTTTTATAATAATATTAAAGTAATCAAATATGCTAACAGAAGAACAGAAAACAAAATTTTCATCCATGAGAGTGGAAATAATAAACCTTAACATTTTAGCGGGGTTTTATATAAGAAAACTAAATCGTTTTAATTATATCACGCAAAATACTTCCAGACATTTTATGCTTGAAGAACTTACAGCATTAAGATATATGGAAAACGGAATAATCCTTCACTTAATCAACCTTGATGATAAAAGCTCTGAATATTCATTTCGGAAAATATTAATAGAACTCAACAAAATTCATTGTGAGCAAAAAAAATTAAAAAACCTCCAAAAACTCCTTAAAAACTATCGAGCTGAACTTTTAACCCTCAAGGATAAACACAGAAATAAACACATTGCCCACCTAAATTATATAAAGGACAAAAAATTTGATGAATTTTTAAACTATGACAATTATTTAAAACCTATGATTTCTAATGCCAACCAAATTGGAGATGAAATCTGGGGTAAACGAATCGAGTATCGTTTTAAATTAGGTAGTTTTGAAGGAATAATCAATTTCAGGGATATTTTTGAATTTTCAAAAGTTAATTATAGTGCAGAAAATGATTTTTGAATTTGGTGTACCAACTGTGAGATAAAATATCAATTGATATTACTTTTAATACGATCATATAAATTTCCTGATATTTTTCAGTCCATATTAATCGCTTACTACTTACGATAAGAACCATCTAGGTTTAAAAAATATTTAACCAATCCCTAAAAAATTATTAAAATTGCGCACTTTTTTAGTTATTACCCTCACCCCCTAACACTCGCACTACCCACTTCAGGTTTCTTCGCTCCTCTTACATGCCTTCTCCAGGTTTTCCGCATCATCAGGTATTTAAAGCTATCTGAAGGATTGGTACTCTCGAGAGGAAGCCTATGGATAGGTAGCTGTTCGCTCTTTTTGTCTTTGCCTATGATATTACGGCCTCGGTCCGTTCGCTTTTTGGTTTTGGCCAGCTGCAGGGAAGATCTCAATGGCTTACAGTGAAAATAGTCTATCATCACTTTAGGCAACTTACGATTATGCCCTTGGAAAAGCTCCATCATAAAGTTATACTCTTCGGGCTGACCAATATTTCCCTGTCCTTCACTCATCAAGATTACTTTCCAGCCGGTTGGCTTCCCCTCACTGTCTTTTTCCAGGGCATTCTTCAACTGAGTAGCCAGATCCTGCCCCGCCTTTTTATAGTTATTGGCGGCTCTATCATAATACAAATGAATGGTCTTTTCACGGTGCGGCTTATAGAAGACCAGAAACTTGTCTGCCAGTTCTCTGATCCATTCAGGTGAAAGCGTATAAATGAATTTCTGAACCCGATAAAACTTCCCTAATTCCTGAGCCAGGGTCATGGAATTCATATTACCAAAATCCAATCCCATATCTATGGATTTCCGGCGATCATGATACTTGAGGATTCTACAATCTTCTTCATCCTGAAGCCCAAAGCGTAATTCCCAGTCAGGACTGGTACCGTCCATATAGAAATGCCGCTCTCCTAGATTGGCATAGAACAATTCACCTGTCTCAGGGCTTGGTTTCAAACTCAGCACTGTAGTCTTGGCGTCTATAAAATCATCATTAAAGGCATCCTCAAACCACTCAGGCGTAAGAATATCTACATTGACATAGGAGCTGGCAATATAGAACATGTGTTGGGCTTCTTTTACCAGGCGGGTGGCCACCCATCTTTCTGTCCATCGCTGCCAGACCCTTTTCTTTTTGATGATTTCTTCAGTATCCTCGGACTCACAAGCAGCAAAATATTCTCCAAGGGATTCATTGACTACGATCGCTGTTTTAAGTACTCTGAGCAAGGCAGAAGCATTCATTCGAGTACCTCTTTCCAGAATCCAGTCATACTCTCCTACGTGATCTACATTAGGCATATCTGTGGTGAAGGTATGACCCCGATAGAATACAGAGTTACCATATTTTACACGCATCCCACGAATTGCTTTCTGGAGGTTTAAAATCCTTTCCTTTCTGAAGTACTTTACCTCATCTCCAAAGACATGCACATAGTTACCACCGGCCAAGGACGCAGGACGATCCAGGGAACCAAAGGTGATGTTAAAACCGGTAAAAAAGGTAAAGGTATGATTGTAGCTGGCCAGTTCATTGTAAGGTTTCCAGAAATGCTCTTTGATGTTTTCTGGCAAATCTGTCAATTCTTCGGGATTCACTTCCGGAGGTCGTTTCCCTATTACATAGTGTACATCCTCGATTAATCCTTTTGCCTTCAGCCCTTCTTTTACAGTTCTGAGTACGTTCTTTTGCAGGTTGGCATAGGTATCAGCCACCCAAGCAACCGGAGCCCCCGGCATATCATAGACCATTTCAATTAAACGCTCGACTTGAATATCTGTAGTCTTAGAAGATCCTCGACCGGCCACCATAGCCAAGCTCTTAGGCAGTATCATCATGCACAACTGGCTGAGCCAATTAGCAAATACCCGGTCAACTCCTTTACTCTCCGCCTTGGGCTTCCTTCTCCAGCTCATTAAGTCTATCTTCTATTTTGATTTGCTCCATATTGGCTTCCATTCTTAATCGGGACTTTTCTCGTTCAGGGATTTCCAGGGCTTCAATCTGGCTGGCCAGCTCCTGCCGATTGATCTCTGGAAGCCCTACCACCGCTGAGTCAAGGGAATAATACCTGAGAGGCTTGAGATACACGCCTTTATCCAGCTTTTTAGGATCCTCCTTATCTAATCCTCGCATCTTGTACGCTTTCTCCGTCAAGTTTCCATAAACTTCCCAGTCTTTGGCAGATTCAGCGTTATCTCTAACAATCAGTGCCGCCTCATCCATTTGGTCTGCATACATATTCCGCAGTGCTTTCTTCTCTACATTCCTGTTGGTATAAAAAAGCGTAACGGCCTCATCGTACATTTCAGAAGCCCTTCTATGTTGTAAATTCCAAGGAGCCCTGGTAAAAAACTTTATCGTATTCCTACGACCATATTTCCGGCTCAGGGAGTTTATTAATGTCAGAGCCTCAAGGTAAATTTGCTCTTCATTTTTCAGATCATTTACACTGCCTCCCTGAATATAATTTTCCAGTTTACGGAGTCTGTTTTTATCTAAGGCTCCGCCAAAAATATCCATTTTGGAAATATTCCATCCCCTAGACCTTCGAATCTTGCCAAGCTGCTGAGAGGCTGTTACATTTCCTTTCTCCGCATCGCCTAAAAGAGCCATCTGCTCTTTAGCCACTGACATCAGCTGGCCTCGTTGGATATGGTAATAGACTTTACTGTTTACATCTTGTGCCGTTTCAATAAAAAAGTATTTGTCTACGTCAAAGTAAAGCGACATTTGTTCCAGGCTATACCCTAAGGAAGCCAGGTTTTCCAGTTCGGCAATACGCTCATCATCCAATGGAAACGAAAAACTCATATTCAAAAATAAATGTCCTCCCTTGGTAAAGGAAGGACATCCGATTAATCTGCCTTTTGATTTTTTAATTCCCTACACTTTCTAAAAAAATCTTTGATGACCAAGATATGCTGCAACTCATCTTTGCTCACATATCTATTCAAAATCGGAATAGAGCGAATCAAAACACAAATCTTCCCCAGGGTCAAGACATAGGGGAGAAAATCTCGCTCAAACATGTGTAATAATTCAACCTGTTCTCCTAATCGAACCAAACGCTTACGCCTTTTTTCTGCCATATCAATTGCTGTTTTAAGCCCGCAATATCTAGGAGACGGAAATTATGAGGATATTTTGGGCAATTTTTTTAGTCCTTTTTAACCGCCTACTCTCTTCAATAAAATATAAACCAAAATTAACCAACCACTAATATTTAAACAACATTTTAGTGTATATATTTTGCATTTTTTTTATATTAAATAAATTTAACATGATCTTTTACTAATTTAATTGAATTATTTAATTATTAAATTTTTAGATGATTAACTAATACAATTCACAATTCAATACTCATTATACAGCTCATTCTAAACATATAAACCCCCTTATCATTAATAAATACATATTGTTCGTGCATAGCATTTTCCGAAAAATTCCCACTTCCCTCAATCACAAAATAATTCCCCCGACTGGCAATGAGTGTTATTTTACTGTGGTTCCAGCAATAATTTACTTCAAAGTCCCTTTCTCTTTTTTGCAATTCTATCAAGTCATACACCTTAGGCATTCTGTGTTTGATAGAATCAGATATGGACATACTAATTTTCTTTATACTCCCTTTATCATACCACCTTAATAAACTAGAAAGAATCCGCTCATTTATCGAGTAAGTACTAAATGTCAAATGATCTATTTCGCCACAGTGCTTGATGACATAAGTGATAAATGTGAAAGCATTGAAGCTTTTAAGTGTGTATAAAAAATAGGCTTCCCCACTTCTTGGCAAATTACCAATTAGCTGCTTGAGAGAGGCTATTTTGGATAGGTGTTTGCTTTCAAATTTTGAAGCATGCAACATGGCCTTTTCTTCCTTGCCTTCTTTTGTCCTGGACGGAACCAGTTCATTGACATTAAATAATTTCATTAAAATTGTTTGATCAATCTCCTTACTTCCTTCAATTGACGTTTTTTTATCCGTATTCTCCTTTCTCTCTCCGCCCGGAGATGGGGTTTTCTGTTTTTTTTCAATTCATTTTCTATACGCCACAGGTTATGCTCCAAGCGTTCTTCCATTTTAATAAGGTCTACCGGTCCCAATTCCCGAAGTTTTTCCAAAGCTTTCATTTCCTTAAAAACCGGATGCTTACCCAAGACAATACCATGCTCCTTGTAGTGGACAAATTCCGCTATAATCGCTTTGTTTTCCTTGTAGTTATCCATTAGCATTTTCACCGTGGCCAGTTGCTCCTCACGACTAACACAGTCGAAAAGCTGTTCATGAGCTCGAACATAGTTCCAATAAGCAGTGATCTTGTCAGCAGCTAGGACTTTAAGTTCAGGAGGACAGGCTGGATCAGAAAGAAAGGGCCAGTTTTCCCGAAAAGTCCCCTTCTCCTGCCGAATTCGCCTGACCTCACTTAGACTAATCCCAGAACGAGAGGCCAACTCACGAATTAAAATAGGATAGGCCAATTGATGGTTGTACCTGACTAGTCTTATGAAGGGATGACCTTCCCCAGCATCCGCAGCAAAAAGCCGAAGCCCTTCACTTAATGGGGCTCCGGCCTTCAGCCATTGGTATACTTTAGGCTTTTCAATCATTTTTCAAACCTACATTTTTCGGCAAACAAAACTTTAAGATGAGGTTCCACTGCTTTCCAACCAGCATCATTATTATTTAACCACTTCCTTGTAGCTATTACTCGCTTAAGTATTTTAGGATCTGGATTGCCACGGTAAACACTTGCACAGATAGACCCACTGCCATCATTTTTGGTAATGATTGGTCTGTAATCAGAAAAAATCGAATTGGCATAAAGTGAATAAATCAGATGCCCCTCTTTATCGCAACCATAGTGTGCGATCACCTTTGCCAAACTACTTTTCTCCATCACCACCGGCATATGGGTAGCATAGTCAAATGGATCATGAATTCCTTCCTTCTTAAGTGCTTTAACTGTGTTTTGGCAGTTTTCAGCATAAAGCCCATTGGCAGCACCACGTTTTAATAGTTTGCCGTGAGCTTTAAGTGTGATTATATCTGCAAGCTCCACAGGACATAGGGTATAGATATCATCATTGCTCCAGATAAATACATCACTTACTTGATCAGAAGCAATGGCTGCTATCATTTTATGAGCCACATCTATTTGAGGATTTTTACTTTGTGGACTGTGCGGAATGTGTACCAATCCCTTACCTGCCCAAGGTGGCTTGTCTCCGATGATCACCACATTCCCCTCAGGAAAATACTTTGCCCAGGCGCGAACAGCATATAGAAGTTCTTCACCTTTTGCCTTCCCTGCTAGGTATGGAATCACTATACTTGTTGCATTACTTTTTTTTACTGCAGCAGCATTTTGCGCATTGTCCACAGTCTTTTTTTTTGGTGTAGATTTCTTTGTACTGGTTTTGGACTTGGAAGGATTTTCAATTTTTCCCTGCTCACTAATTACAATTTCATCTACAGATGCTCCCTTTTTCTTTACATCTGTATCTTTTTTTTGATTTTTGGTATTCATGATATTTATTGGATTAAAGTAAAAAGCCCTCCGTCCGGATGTCCGGGCCGGAGGGCTACGCCTGATTGATTTAAATTAGATTCCTGATCCACCGGATCCACTGCCATCTGACGGAGGATCATATACAGGAGGATCATCATGCCTGTAATGGATCATCTTATTGAAGGATTGCTGTCCGGAGGCGAAAGTTAGTGTACTGCTTATCCCTTCGGTGTTATCCTGACCTGTCACGGACATGAAGAGGGGATTACAAGGAGTCCCTTGAAGCCTTACACCTTTAGCATCTCCACATTCTTTGCTAAGGATCAAGAAACCTTCATTTAGATGCTCCTGAAGCCATGCTGCAAAGTGTTCATCATCACCAGGCCGCTTACCTTCAAAATTGCTAATCCACCCTGCCATTTCCTCACTGGCTTCCCCTTCAGATGAATCAAACCGATTGATGGATTTTGGATTGAAGTATACAGCCATCCCTTTCTTGCCATCCTTCATTACTATCGATGAGGTGGAGACCACGCCCTTTTTGGTTGGCATGGATTCCACATCCTCAGAAAGCATAAACACCACATTAGGCTCCTTTGGCTTGGGAGAGCCTGCCCCCACTCTATTTTTTGGTACTGATACTTTTACATAAGTCATAATTCTTCCTTTCTTTTAAATGCCTGCTCCTGCAGATCCACTACCAAAGTTGTTTATTGTCATGTTAGGATCAGTCCCCTTGAATTGCTGAAAATCATCATGATCTCCATATACAGAGGTTACCAAAGCATGAGGATCGTATCCAGGCTTATGGTACGCAAATACCATTGGCCCATATTGATACCCTGCACCCATCCAGTACTCTCCAAATATTCTGGCTTCATAATCCTTTTTCTGGACATCATTCACCACGGCAGGCACTCCGTTGATGTGTCTCAACTTCACCAAATTAACAGGAGGCGTTGCAATTAGATCCGGAGAACCATACATGCCATCCACAGGTACCAAGTACTTATTAGAGAAATCAATAGCATTTGATCCAAAGTTGTGGTTTTCAGTACCAGACTTTTCACCCCAAATGTTTTTGTAAGCCCTTCGATACCTTCTCCATACGTCCTTAGAGCACAATACAGGGAAAACCATTGACTGAAAGATAGGTGCCATCCAAGCATCATACTCAGCAACAAATTCCAGTACTTCTTCATCAGTAGCCGTAAACCAATCGAAGTTACCTCCGTCAAAGTAGTTCATTTTGTTAGGGTTACCTGCATCAAAATTGTCAGCCACAATGGTCTCGGCTCCATCCATGGATTTTTCAGGAGCTTGTCCTGGGTCCCCTTCGGAAACACCACTCCAAGGCAATTCCTCAAATCTCCCTTTCCAAATCATCCTTAATTCAATGTCTTGCATCAATTGAGGATAAATCAAGTTTTGCCAGATGTAGTAAAAAATTGGCATTTGGTCTACTGCCAGATTTTCTCTGTACAACTTAAAAATGTAGGAAGTCAAAACATTTGAAGGAATAATCGGCACATTGAGCTTATGCCTTCGGTTTTGGATCTTCATTGGCTCAAATTTGGATTCGCCGCTAGGTGTCCATTTGTTCACAAACTGCTGCGAAACAGAAGTGATCAATGGCATAACAGATCTAAATTCTGTAACAGCCGGCTCTTCAGTGAATAGTTTTGAGGAAGTAAACCCATTGAAGATACTATCAAGCATCGCAAAATTATTCGACCCTTGACTCAGGTAAGTACCAAACTCAGACATCAAATCATCCACATTTATTGTGGCCCCTGCAGCCATATATCCGCTCTTCAAGAAATCTGAAAGTGCCTGATAATGGGGTTTGCTCATATCCACTTTCATAATGGACTTTACCCCTTGTTTTCTAGGCATATTTGTTACCAATTCCGGTGTTTCTGGTTCCGGATCATTACTTAGCTGTAGGATACTGGCTTGTAGCCTTTCTTTGTCTTTATTTGCCTGGTCCAGCTGTGTTTGTAGTGCAGTAAGTTGCTCACTGTTCTGGGTGGCATTGTGATCCGTTATCGCATCTAGGAGCGGTTGCGGATCCACGCTTTCCTGAGCCATGGCCTCCCTGAATTTGTCAACAAATGGCTGACCAAGCACATCGGCAATCACATTGCTTTCCTCTTCAGAAAGTGTAAGGTTACCGGACTCATCTTTTGAGAATTCCTTGATTCCCAATAAGCCGAGCACAATGGCTTTCATTTTTTTAAACATGCTTTAAAAATTTATAGGTATTGCTTTACGTGAGACTTTGCCAGGGCTATATCAATAGCCGTTGATTTACTGCCTACCCTGTCGATAAGCCCTATACTCAGAGCCTCCTGTGCGAAGTAGGTCTTGCCGTTAAGCACTCCCTTTGCAGAGAGGTCTAGCTTACCGGACCTGTTTTCTTTGATGGCATTTTGGAAGCTCCTAGCAAGTGGATCCAGTTCGGTTTCCTTGATGAGTTCGTATTTACCCTCAAGTGCCAGGTGAAAGGCTTCATTCTTGTTTTCGCTCTCTGAGCTGTAAATGTGATGTACTTTGATGCCTTCCTTTTCGTAGTATCCCTGCAAATCGTGAAAGGTACACATCACGCCAATGGATCCTACTTCCGAGCTGATATTGTTATCAGCGACGATGTAGTCGCAAACAGATGCAGCCCAGTAGCCAGCCGAACAAGCCATGTCTACAGAAGCGACTACAGGTTTTCCGTTGCCTCTAGCGAGATTAACAGCGTCCACGATGGGCGCTATGGCATCCACACCACCACCTCCTGTATCTATGTCCAGGACGATGGCGCCAATATTCTTATGAACCGCAGCTGCTTTAATGTATTCCGCTATTTCCACCATGCCGTATTCGCACATAGTGCCGTATTTCATCATGTTCCCCTTTATGGGAACCATGGCCACGGAGCCTTCAGGAGCACCATCATAGATATTTCCGGAGTCCTTTTCCTCTTCCTCCTCATCATCCAAATCCATCATCAGGTGAGAACTTTCCATACCTGAAATGCTCATGGTGGTGAGATTGATAGACCTTTTTTGTCTGGAATTTCGATCCACCTTATTGAGTACCTCAGAAGCCTGCATTCCCAAGCCTAGAGCGATCTCCGGACGCATAAAATACTTACCCCGTAGAATCTGATTCATTAGAAGAAATTGCCAGTTAGCTGCTAGTTTTGTCATTACATGCTTGTTTGATACAAGTTTACCAACATACAATTTCAGGGCAAAGGACAGCCCTAGCCCATCAAATTAGACCTATGTAACCTATCTGACTCAGAAAGAACTCCGGAGTAGTAGCCAAAGGCAAGCATTTTATCTGAACCCTCGGATAGAATTTCATAATCTTCAGTTGGAGAAAAAGACTCTTCCCCTATGTAAACTCCATCTTGGTAAATTTTCATTACTCCCGAGGCCGGAATGACATATTTCAAAATACATGACCCATTCCTAATTTCGAATAAAGAATAAGGGCCGGATATGTCGATAAGCCCTGGCAAAGTGTACTGATCAGCAGGACGAGAAATTGTTAAATTCTTGGTTTCAATATCTGAGGTATGCTTTCCCTTCTCAATTTGCCCATTTACCACTGCAATCTTGAGACCTTGGTTTTCTGTTAATCTATCATCAATCAGTAGCCTTAATGGATATGTGCTAGGTAAGGACACAGGTGGCCCTAAAAATGAAAACCTTTTCCAATTAGTTGTTATTTCGATCAATCCATTTTCCGAAGAATCTTGACCACCTCCTCCAACTCTTAGGCCTAATGTTGCTTCGTAACTACCTTTAACCCATATTGAATTAGTATAAACCATACCATCTTCTTTCTCAGCTAATGAATCTCTATAGATGTATGAATTGTAGATATCCCATGTATCTATAATATCTCCCTTCAGCCCTACTGTCTCACCTGAAATTAAACCTGTCCCTGTATTCCAAAGATCAAACTCATTTGATCTTGTGATTAGATTTCTTGAACTCCTTTCCACATAAACTCCTTCGAAAATCCCTGTGTCCGGATTAAAAGTAAACCTTGGCTGATTGTCGGGTAGTTGGGTCTGTAATAATCTATCCCAGTCAAAGCGGCTTCCACCACCGCCGCCGGTCACGGTTAGGTCAGGACCGATAAGACTATAAAGCTGATTTCCTTTATTTGCAAAGGGTACATTTATCATATCCCAGCCAAAAGCTAATATTTTATCCACTATTGGCTTTACGTCTGCAAGCCTAGCACCCATCTTGGCATCTGTAATCTTGACCCGTTTATAGGCATTGAATATTGCCTCTCCATACCTATCACTTAATGTTACGAACCTAACACCTCTGTAAAATACTTTACCAGGTACCGGCTCAGGATCTGGGATAGGGTCGGGGTCAGGGTCTGGGTCCGGATCTGTTTCCATGTATTCATAAGCACCAATAGAAGGAGCGACTGGCACATCATTCCCATCAAGGTCAAATTCCAAATCAATATCCGTCCCTGCTCCAATCAAAATAGATCCTTCAGCTGGTCGATAGTCCTTAGCTTGCATATTCTTAAAAAACGCCTCTTGCAGTGGAGAAATACTACTGATTACGAAGCCACCTCCAACACCTACCAGATTACCATAAACCGAGTTAATGATGGTTACAGGCGAACGCCTGTCTATAACTCCAGGAATGGTACAGTTACGGATCTGGGTTCCGGAAGCATCGCCAAAAACAACTATACCAGGAGTATTCCCAAGGTTACACATTTCTATTAGCGTATTCTCCGCATCTCCATGAATATGGAGTCCAAAACTCACATTCTCAGAATTGATCACATCTATATGACTAAAGAAAATATCTCTTGGCACCTTAACCCCTCCATTACTTACAAACTGGCCAATATTTCGGGTACAACCGTCAATTAGGATATGCTTAAAGCCTGAGTTCTTTAACCGGTAACTATCATCAAGACCGTTATGGGCCTCGTGACGAAAAGGATTCATTGCATCACGGTAACCTTTCAGGTAGGCCCATTGGATGACATGTTGAGCGGCCCTGATCTGCATCCCCAAGCCACGTTGATTATCGCTTACTTGCTGATCAATAAATTTCAAATCAACGTAGGGAGCGTTGGCAGGACTTAATGGGGTTTCTGTATCTGACAATGAGGTATAACAGCGAAAATTCCTTCCAATGATACCGCCCGATTCAAATTTAATCCCCCGGTATTTACTGTCATACGTTTCTATATCTTGAAAAAGGGCCTCAATATTCCCAGCCCCTACAGAACCCGGATTGTTTTTCACCCAGAAGAATCCATCTTCCCAGGTCGTTACCATGGAGCATTTAAGCCTGTGAAACCTCAAACCTTTCCCATACATTCCCACCTGATAAGGATACCAATTTCCATTTCCGTCAAAGGTGGTTTCTATATCCATTATTCGGACATTATAGGCAACCATCTCAGGGTTACTAGTCGCTGTATAACTAGTTCCGTTTAACCTGGAATCCGAAACATCACAAAACCGCTCGCTTGTAGCGTTATTACTTCCATCTATTTTGGGTCTGTCACCTTTACCATAGGCACCAAGCGTAATGTAGTCAGGCCTTCCCCCTCCAATTAATGGGTTTCTTATCTTCGTCCAGTCTTCAAAGGTTTGTCCGCGCTTCCATAAATAATATTTACCGGCAGTTCCCCATTCTATTAAGTCCCCTCCGTAAAAATGTGCCGACCATCCGGAGTAAGGATCTGTCCTGGTTCCCAAACCGGAGGTACCGGCCACCCCGGTATCGAAGAAAACACAATCTGTTGCTGCTATTCTATCAATCTTGCAAATTGTATCCTGATAATAGGATTCAAAGAGCTTCACCCTTACAATAAGTAACCTTGATGATGTAAAGAGTGAAGCATTATCAATATAAAGTTCCCCACTGTTATGCCCGATCGAGAATGCACCGTCTCCATTACCTCCTACAATAGTAAAGGTATAGGAACCATCCATTACAGAGGTTCCAAATCTCCTGTTGTAAAATTTCTGGTGCGACCACAGAAAATTCACTTTCCCTACATTGTCATCGTCTTCGCAATTGTCCGGAAGTATATAATATTGATTGTACTCAGCAGCGCCAGATGCAATTTCAGCAACTGTACGAATATCCTCCGTATGAGTGATAGGATGTTTAAAATTCATAATTACAGAGTGCTAAATACACGGTCTTCATTGTCACCTGTGTCACAACCGAACATGGCCACGGGAAATCCATTGATCATGGTCCAACCCATAGCTGATATTTTATTGGTAGTCCCTGAGGGTATCACTTCATAGGATTCCAAATCAGAACTACGGATAATAAAACCATTGGCACCATACAGGTACAAATAATCACCTATGACAGCCATTCCGGAGGTTTCTTGATTACTGTCTTCAGGAGGCAATTTCTCTTCCCATGTCAAGCCTTTATCTGCACTCACCGTCACATATCCACCGGAAGATGTACCACCTCTCCGTAAAATAATTTTCCCCTTAAAAAATGCTACCCCTGAAAAATACCTATTGGTAGGAGGTGAAGTAGCAGTATAGGTTTCTCCTAAATCATTTGAAAGCTGTACTCTATTTGTTCCATCACTGGAAACCAACACCACCAAGCCCTCATTATAGGCTACTCCTCGGAAAGCATTCGCTCCGTCTACTGTGGCAGCTAACCAGGTCACCCCATCATCGATGGAGTAAACGGCCTCACCTGTTCGGGCACAAGCTACCCATCTTCCATTGGCGATAAAGGAAACATCAATAAATTCATAAGTACCGGGAGCAGTAATGGTGGTAAAGGTGCGTCCTCCTTCCTCACTGCGCCGAATATTATCCGGACCACCGGATCTACCTACCAGAATGACGGTTCCCCAGTCTGAGATATCAAAGCTATAATACTCGAGGTGACCAGTATTCCCTCCTTCCAAGAACACCTTCCCTTCAGGAGAAATATAAAACCTACCACTACCACCAGAGCTACTTACCGCATAGAAATACCCATTCCTACCAATAATTTTCCTAAAGCTCACCTCCTTTGTGTCCTCAGTTTCAGAAAAAGTAAATGCCTTTGCTTTCCTTCCTTGAATTGCAGAGGCCTCGTATTTCCATAAGTCAATCCCGGCCATAAATCCCATACCGTCCTTGCTAGGTACATCCTCTCTAATGATTTCCCAAGCACCCGTTTCCTTATTATGAATAAAATGAAGGTCATTCATTGGAGTACCTTGTAATGCTGATGAAGGGAGCTTTTCCTCTTCATTATCTATGGCCTTAAGCTTGTCTACGATCATGGCACCGGTATCCGGAGAACCCGCAGGACCTTGTTCCCCTTGTGGGCCTTGTGGTCCTACAGGAAGGGGTTGGTCCTTATTGTATTTGCTCAAAATTAATTCTCTAAACATCTGGGCCACCATATTGGGATCTATGGTGTTTTCTTCGGTCTTATTACCGATGGAATTAGCCTTTGCTATTAGTTGATTGTCGGAAAGCGCTGTCATGACTTTTTAAGTAAACTCTTGTGTAAATTCAGGTGTAAAAATCCCCGTTCCGCTAACATTGACAAGCTTGAACGGATAAGCCCAAAATTTATGGGTGAATTGAAGGTTTTTCTGTGTCAGGCTGTGATCCTCTGTAATAAATACAGGATGATCAATACTGCCTATGATAAGCGTAGGTTTGCCATCACTGAAATCCATTCGAATGATCACCGGAGCTGTTATCATTCGACGCTCTTTCAACCAGGTGCGAAAAGTACTGGTATAGCTTCGACCTGCCTTGCTATGCTCTTCACTGATGGTAAGATTAGGAGGCTTACTGATGGCCAGTTCTTGCCATGCAGCAGACACCATTACACCACCTGCAGGACTGGAGCTATACTGCGCTACTTCATTGATGGAAGCATAGCGCACCCTGCATATATGGTTGATTGGTCCTAGCATGAATTTATTTTTTTGGCGATTCCCCGATTTTTACGAAATATTTTATGATTATTTAATAAGAATATCTTCCATTCCTCTTTCAATCTTCTCATTCCTGTAGTATGCTTTTCGCACGAGCATATTACATCGCTGCTTTAGCAACTTCATCTCATCCCTATATTCTTTCTTTTTTAGAGTCTCATGGTCATGAAGTAAATTGGCAAGCTTCCTGGTTACAATGAAGGACTCAATGATATCCTTTTGTAACATCCCCAATTTTTTTCCCTTCAGGTAATAGCGATCAAAATCTATGTGAAAAAACACATCTAAAAGGTCATTGATCCTTACAATATCTTCTCTGGAATAGTATAAATAGTAATTGGGCGCATTTTTAAGACCATCTGAACGAGGGAGAGTCAATTGAACCGCACTAGGCAGGTTATTAGGTTTCTCGCTGGTATACCGAACGAAACTACAAAGCACCTTACCAAAATCACTGGCACGACCCACAGTATATATTCCGGAATCATCTTTTGGAAAAAGAAAATCAAAATATGCCAGCAATAAAGGCTTGGAGATGGTGAGCTGAATGTCCATTGTTTTTTTTAACAATTTAATCAATTCTCTCATTTATCGCAATACTATCTCTTTTTGGGAAAATAATATTCAAAAGTTCAAAACAGACTAATATAAATTAAGCTAGAAAAATATGTAACCCTGTATCCATGTAGCCTTTTGATTCTATTATCTTATTTTTCAGGAACTTACCAAGTTACATCTTCAATCATAAAAAGATATGGCCGTTACAGATTTTTGTAACCTGAAATTTGGCATTTTTTGGTTACAAAAATTTTTGTAACCTATCACTTTTTATTACTAAAAATAATCATTGTTTGTAACCAAATATTTTGTTGATTTTCAGGAGTATTTATATAGTTTTCATTCTTTAGTTACAGAGTTACAAAAATTTAGTGTAAATTAAGATTTTAATAGGGGAAGGAAAGGCAGAAAAGGCGGCGGAATATGGCCATGGCAAGAAAGTAGCGTCCCTCCCGGCTCCATGGAAAGTGGGATTTTTTTCTCTAGCCGGCCAAGATTTAGGTTATACCAAAAGCAAAGTGTAACCTAAACTGGAGCCGTACGGGACCAGGTGTTTGATTATTTCGATTGGTAGGGAAATGGAATATTAAATTCACCGAAAAATTAAAATAAGATAAAACAATAATTCAATAATAAATTTTATAATTAAAAAATCCCCATAAAGGAAACGAATAAAGTAAATCCTTTTTCCCAATTATAGTATAGCATTTAATAATGGAAAACGCAGATATAGACATCAAATACTCCAAAATACCTGAAACAGCCAAATACGCTTTAATTGTAATTATTAAAGGAATTAGTTCATTTCCATGGGTATTTTTCTTCGTTGGACTGCTATTGGCAAAAGAGATATTCTTTTATTGGTTTATATTTTTCCTGTTTGTAGAGGGACTTTTATTTGCTGCTCTCATTTACATACTTGTCCTAATAGTCAAGGCCTCACTAAAAACTGAATATGGTATTGAGCAAAAACACAACCCATATATTGAGTCAAAATCTGACTCGGTTTTAGAAGGCTACATGAAGAAGGCAAAAAGTGGTATTATTGGAAACATTGCATTTTATATATTCCTTATTGGCGCTCTTGTAGTCGTAAAATTTCTGGGCATTTTTGATGCATTCTTCACTCAAGTGTTTAATAGTATAGGAAATTAAATTTATCTATGGTAGGATCTAAAGAAAGTTCTAATTGGAAAAGAACTGAAATTAATTACTAAGTAAACAACAAAAAATTGAATGAAGGTATACAATTAAATTTCTTCAAGACCCGAGAAATTCCATAATCAAAAAATCAAAACTAAAGGTGTTTAGGTTATTGATAATTTTTCATCCTTCCACATTCCACTGGGGATCACACTCTATACTTTAAACCAAACTAGTTAATAATTTGACTCATAAATAAAAATAATTAAAAACCTATATACAAGAACAATCAAAATAATGAACATAGCTAAGGATTGGCAATAGACCTAAATATATGACACAAAATTACTTTCAAAGCTAATGAGGTGTTGCTTATTATAAAATCAGTATGATTAATCAATTGAAAACCAGTATATTTTAGAAATATTAGCTAGAACTATTAAAAAATGAAAAACTATTTACCTGTTATTAGAGATTTTAGTATTGCAGTAATAATAGCAATTTTTACAGCGGAAAAAATCGTTATTTTAAATATAATATATCAGACTACAATCATTTCTCTTATTGCGGTAATAATATTCCTTATACTCAGAGTAATAAACAAACATTCCGGAAAATTGGAAATCCTTTCAATTATATATTCTCAAAGTATTATTCTTCCAATTCTTAAAGGAATATCAAATGGCAAAATAAAAGATGTTTATAAACTATATATTGTCTTACCTGATAGTTTAAAATCTCTTCAAAATATTTCCAGTATAATTAGTACTTTCGAAATTTACAAGACCGATAAGATTGAGGATAGGAATGTTTGGATAAATATAACCGAATTACCCAAAATAGGAAAAGTATTCATTGATACTCCAAGTATATGGATTAATGGTTTTAAATTTTACAACTTAGAAAAAGAACTAAATCACGAATCGCTTCAAAAGGTTATGCAAAAAATGAACAAAGACATAAAATTATATTGTAAGAAAAAAACAAGAGATGGTAATATTAAAGCACAAGTTCAATTTATTACTGCTGATGAGTTTTATAAGTTTTTTACAGAACAAACTAATTCTAAGGAGTAGACAACCGTAAGCATAACCTCACGGTGCACCTTTACCAGAACCGAACTTACGAGTCTCTTGTACCAACTCCAACCATAGCCTAGCCCTACGCTAAAATCCAGACCCAGCAGTTTAGCATTAAATATCCTGAGACTTCAGGATTTCACTGCATAGATCACTCCAAACTACTTATAAAAAACAGAGCATGCATGCCACTTGCTTCGCTTCGGGTAACGACTCCCGCACGTAAAGGACTCTTACCCGTTGCAAAGGTCAACTTTTTGACCTATATTCATCATTCAAGGCACACACAAGGGCAATAGCAAATGCGGCTGACTGCTTAAAAATGAAGAAATTACAACTAAATAAATTCGATCTGGCGGTCATAGAATCGGTTTCAAAACCCCGTACTTGCCATAGCCAGAGCCACTAGGTACAATAGATGAGTTACACTAAAAAACATAGTAAACACGGAGAACTCTATGGAGCGGTTTTAATTCTAGAAACGGAATTAAGAAGCTTTGTTGATTTCTTAGCTAAAGATTTTGTCGAAATTGCTATAAACGGAAAAACGAAAGATGGAACCAATATCAATTTTTCCGATTTAGACGAATTCATATCGTATTCCAATTTTGAAAAGAGAAAAATTGTTGAATTTGAATTATCATGCTCAAATGAGGAAAAATCCGTAGACATAAAATTTCAAAATGATAGATTTTTCTTCAAACCAAAGGTTATATCTTACTATCTCAGGTATAACAATCAAAACTGGGGCTTCAAATTTGAAGATGACTTAAGACAAGAACTTAAAGAGTTTCGACCACATTATAGTTTTCTGACTTATCTGGATCTAAAAATGGGATTACCGCTATTATTAGTTGCTATTGCAATTCTATTCTTCTCCGTGGATTATCTTTTAAAAGTTGCTGGCTTAACTGGCTTCACTAACGCTGACTATAATAATTCTGGAAGTAATAAATCTAATTGGATAGTTGGTGTTGCGTGGTGGATTCCCATTTACTTATCTGGTTATTTCATCAATTTATTTAGGAACTATCTATTCCCTGTTCTATTCATTGCGACAGGTAAACAGGTTAAAGAATATCGAAAAAGGAGAAATATAGCTTATGTGATTTTTGGAGTGGTCCTATTGGGAATTGCTATTAATATATTATCTCATCTAATAACCAACGGCTACCTAATCGTGTAGACGGCCCGTAAGATTCCTCTGGAGGGAAGTGTCTTACACAACGCCCTAAGTACAGGCCTCTTATACGGCGGTTCACCGAGTTATGGGTTGTGTTTTGAGTTAATAAGAAAGCATGAATTCATATCTATTTCTTCTCAGGCGTGACAGTGTAACTATTCAAGTCACAATTTAATAGGCATAAGACCGCAAAGGTTGTGATCTAGGGTTAACAGATATCCTACACTATCAAAAAATCATAGTAGCCCTTACAGAAACGTATTGGCTGATGATGGAGATTGACAAAGTTAAATACTTCTTTAAAAGATATTAAATATGCGGATTAAAACCTAAGAGTTATGCTACAGATTGTAAAAAGACAAGCGTCTCCTAATGGGGCAAATAACCTTGACGATTTTATAGGTGGATTTTTAAAAGAACTGGATGAGTTAGATCCTAATACTCCCAAAAAAACTTTGGAGATTTGTCATGTTGGTAAATTCTTAATGTTATTAAATGCTAATTTACGGATCGATTCGATAATGGAAAAGCCAGATTTTATAATTAAATCTAGAAACAATAGTTTTATTGGATTGGAACATGAAATTCTTCCAGATCACTCACAAAAGAAAATTGAAGGAAGCTTTGAAGATATTGTTAAAATTGCTGAAAATAAATTTAAGGAGCGATTTCCTACCTTAAAGTATTTAGTAAACATCAGGATGAATACTAAAAAAAAACTTAATAAAAAAAACAAGATATTTAATGCAAACTCTATAGCAACCATCGTTGAAAAATATCTAATCCATGGCCAATTTGAAAGAAATGACCTAGTACATAGAATCTATTGCCAAGAAGATTCAAATTTAACGTTTAATAGCCTTCCATTTGGAGGCTTTATTAAAAAATCCTTAAAACCTGAACATTTGATTACTGCAATACTTAAAAAAGAACGTAAACGTCTAAATTACATCAAAAATACAGGCCTGAATCAACAATGGTTATTAATTGTTATAGGTAGCGCAGCAAAAAGCTCATACGAAATTCTCCAAAAATTTGATGAAAATCTTGAAATAAAATGTGGATTCAACCGGATTTTCATCTTGGAGGACTTCAATTCAAGACTGTTTGAACTTCAGCTATAAGGAATCAAGCTTTCTTCAAAAGCATTTAAACTCCTCCAGATAATAGAAAAACTGCAACTAGGGCAATTACCGCCAATAACACAGCCTGGAGAATGGCAAAGCTGGTAATAATAGCTAAGCCCAAAATTCTTCTTTCATACCTGGTAAGCTCTTTATCTTCTTTTTTCATTACTTTATGGGTTACAGGGTTACGGATATTTTATTGTTTTTTTGACTTGAAATACACGGAGGATCAGCAGTTTTCGGCTATATTCTGAGAAGTTTGCAAATAAATTTTCCGCTGCTTTATCATCCTGATCAGCCAGAGTTTGTCTGTCTGATCTGAAATCACACGGGTAATTACTGCAGACTCGCCCTCCAGGAGTTGGAAGTAAACCAGCCCCTTTTTCCTAGTCTTGGTTTGCTTGTCAACAAACTCCTTTATCGACATTACCGGTTTTAATTTTAATGTTATATCCATCTTAGAAAGTAGCTAAATCTTCTTCATCTTCTGGTGCCAAACCTTCATTCGGAGAAGGTGGCATCACTACCTGATTGACAGCCCTATGATTAGCATCCTGACTATTTCCTGAACTGCTGACATATATCATTTCCACAGAGGTGGCCACACCATTTATCTGTTCTTTCCGGATTATTCTTCCGGATGAGTTTTTGAATTCCTCAGGGTCCAGCTCGTAGCCATAGAACCTGGCCCAAGCTTTAAGTGCTTTGGTAAATTTCTGTGAGGTCCATTTACTTGCAGTGGTTTTGCTATAGTCCTCAAAGGCATATTTCTTAACCACAAAATCATTCAGCCGGTCGGTAAAATAGGTATCAGCCCATTCATGAAAGGCCGGTCCCATTTCACTTAGTAGATTCCTTTTCTCCACATTCTCCATAGGTGGATCTATTTTGCCATGTTGCATGTACAGCTGACAGCATTGAATCATAAAATTGTAAAAGTCATTCCATTCCTTTTCTGTATAGTCCGGCCCTAGGATATTCTTTCCAAACTCCTCCCTGGGATTCCTACTTTCATTAAAATAGCCATCCTTATTTTGATGGTAATAGTCCGAAAATACGCAGTACAACACCCTACGAAGTACAGAACTATCTATATTCCTTAAGGGAAAATTTGAGCTGAATGCAAACTTAGGTGACTCTTCATAAGGGATCTCATAGGACTTGTTATTCTTGGGGTTGACGATCATATTTCCGGTGATGTCAGAGAAAAACACATCAAACTTCAAATACTGGTTGGCATCATCCACCAAGATGTAATCTGTATGAATAGTGACCCGGTCATACATGTGGGGATTTTCTGTCATTTTGGGATCCCGGCCACGTAAAGTTACCGACTTCATAAAGCGTGACACAGATCCCATGGCTATAGATTTACCGGATCCTCCATGAGATTCTCCCTCATCAGATATCCGATGATCCATAGTCCAAATAGCCCAGGGACGGGAAGGATCTTTATACCTGTGTAATAGATACCCTAACACATACATTTTATTAACCAAATGGTGCTTCTGTTCCATTATTTCGTCATGATTCAAATTAGGTCCTGCGATATTGAACAAATTTTCCTGCTTGTATTTTTTAATCTCCTCAGCTGGTTTACCGGCGAGCCTTTCTTCTAGTTCTTTTCTCCAGTGCGTCCGACTTGTATTGATCAAGAAATTAAAAAAGGTGTTGTCTTTCTTCAATACCTCTATGTCCCAGCGGCCATCTTTAGTTTGGGAAACTTTAAAATGTGGATCTTGTACTTTAAATCGATGGTCTATTACCTCATCATGCCAGACATATTTTTGCACTTCTCCAAGCTTATGAACCTTCACATGATCTTTATCGACTTCCACTGTCTTGTTGCCAAAAAAGAAAAATTGAGACTCCCTGTCAAAATCGGTAAAGTCCACTTCCGTCATTGGTAGATTGGACATGGAGGCTTCTTTAAGTTGACTGCTTCTGTAGAAAACATCCCTTAATCCTTCATCTAAATGCCGTTCTTCAAGAAATTTATTTACATACGTTTTTACTTCATTCACCTCAATTTCACGGACTATATTATCCTTGATCTGAATGAAAATATACCCTTGCTTTTCATTCTTATTTTCAAGCCTGTAGAATCCATTTTTGGTAAGGAAATTATAAAGCCTGGTGTTTTTTTCCTGGAACTTAGATTTCCAATTCCCTGCTTTGTCCACCCAATAAACTTCATCCCAGAACCTATAAGGTATAGCAGTGCGTACCAATTGCTTAAACTCGTAAGCACTGAAGCGCTTCAGGTAGTCCCTAACATCCTTGGAAGGATTACCCCTTTTGTCCGGAAATTCTTTTAATTTTTCAGGTAGTGTAATTGTATGTAGATCCAGGTGCTCCATGGCCAGCCGATGAGCTTCTCTTTTGCCTGTAAAATCTATATCCGGCATGTTCATTACTTTTTCAGCAATGGCCTGCAGCTTTTTAAAAAGCTTATCAGTAAGCTTTGCAGTTTCGGAATTTGGCCAGACTACCTGGTAACTGATCATGGCCAAGTTCAAAGCATCAGACCCACCACTGCAGTATATGATTTCAGGTAGCATTTTTTTCTTTCTAGGCTTACTCCCTTCTTCCTGCTCTTCAAAATTGTCATCCTCTTGAATTTCCTCATAGGCAGTGTTACAAACAGATAGTCCATGTAAAAAGTCACTTTTGCGTTTGCCGTAGTACATAAACCTACGACTCTTATCAGGACTAAGTGGTTGATAAATTTTCTTGAAATCCCCTTCATCCCACATGAAAATTGGGTATTTATCTGTGGCCTCAATCGTGGTCACCTTCCGGTTTTTCACTATGGAGTAAGAAACAAGGGAGTAAAAATGATACCTACGAAAAATTTTATAAACCTTATCGGTATTTATTGCTGCAATTCCAGAACTGTCCCGAATTACTTTCCCTTCCTTATCTCTCATCACAGGGATGACCTTCTCTGCCAGAACAGTTCTTACCTCAAAATCTGTAAACTCATTCCTTACTTCAAAATACCATTCTCCGTCATTCTCCTCTGCCCTTGCATCCCTACTTGTAATTTCTGGTTTTAAAATTTCAAAGTTGGTTTCTCCGGAAACATTATACCTTTCGGCAAGTACTTCAAGAGCTTCTTTAAAATCAAGCCCTTCTTCTTCCATGCAGACATGAATACCATTTTTTGGTTTTTGATCTCCCCCAAAATCCGTTACCACCCAATTGCCATCCTCCAGCTGCTTTAGTGTGGCACTGGCCGTTTTCTCACTTTCACGAACTTTAAATTTCTTTCCCTTTACTCCTACACAATTTTGAGCTTGTGGAAAATAATAAAGGATAATATTGAGACCACCATCGGTCGCTTCAAATATGTCTGCTTGGTTTATAAACATTTAAAAAATCGATAATTGATGTTGGAAGCCTGATTTAAGAGCCTGTCTGACATAGTATCTTTCAGGACTGGGGATATCTTCAACTGAACTGTAAGGTGTATTAATGGTAAGGGATTTCATGTCTACATGAAATTTATCCTTCAGTCTGCTTGCCAGATAATACCGTCTCTTGTATGTCTTTTGTTTGCGTCGCTTCTTGGAGGTCAAGCTGACTTTCAAAGAAGCCCCACTCTTCACCTCTTGAGTCTCGGACCCGGTAGTAATCGTTGTTTTGGTAAACATCTCTAAGGGGCTGGGACTTGATGTTTGTTTCAAAATAGGCTGAAGTGCATGGAACGTTTTCATGTCTTAGTTTTTTATTGACAGTCACTATCATTGATTATTAATTTTAATGTTTTGATGTTCTTTTGATACCTATCAATCCCCATTTTCAAGGTTTCTATATCCTTTTCTAGGCGATCTAACTCATCAGGGCCTAAAACATCTCTAGTTTCGACCAACTTCTTTTGGTCTAACTTTAACTCTTGCCTTGCAAATTCTAGCAAAGACAAATAATCCTCAAGCTGTCTTTTTTGATCCATTGTCCAGGTCGTTATAGAGTTTATTGGTGCTTATGATTTCATCGGCTACCTGATAAATATTCATCCGAAGCTTAACTTCTACTCGTATCCAGTTATGAGCACTCAGGTTATTCATTGGCCTGAGGATACCACCTAATCCATGAGCTTTTTCTTGCCAGAAATTTTTCTTTTTCATTGCAAATTCATGGTCGATTAATAACTTTTCAATTCTTGAGTTGTCCATGGTGTTTTGAGTTAATCCCGGGACCAATGCCGGCATGGCCCCGGGAAAGTTGATTGTCGATCAAACGTGGATAGAACATCCGGCAATGTCATATAAGGTTTTTTTCAAAGGCAAATCTGACCAGTTCAGCCTTGTTTTTATAGCCTGTTTTTTCTCTAATATTCTTCATAAATACCCCAACCGTGAGAACAGAAATGCCCATTTTCGTAGCTATTTCTTTATCCAAAAGGCCTTCAGGTATTAATTTCAGTACTTCTATTTCGCGAGGAGTTAAGGTTCCATACTTAGCTTTGAGCAGTGAACAAATCCTTCCTTCATAAGGACAGGTTCCTCTAAGATTGCAATCTATGTATTCACTATCCTGGAGCTCTCCTTCTACCATATCAGGATCATTGTCCAAAGCGGAATACCGGCACTTAATATATTGGGTGACCATTTCAGCATCCGTGATGAAGCCAGCTTTCACAAGTGCTTCGACTGCCTCCGGATGTTTCTCCATGTCGCTAAACACACCTTCATAAAGCCAGTCTGGCCATTCATTTGGAGGTGCGATATTACCATCTATCAATGCGAATATTTTTTCGTCTTTTGCGAAAAATTCAACGTTCTTATCTGCTATACCTGCAGGTAATTTGCCACTGCTGAAGTTGATCATTTGGGTTTTGATGGGTTTATTTCGCATTTACAATCTTATTTTGTCTCATTTTAAGACGGTTAATCAATTCTTTGCTTTCTTCAATTACATCTAGAGCTGCCTTATGTACCTCAGTATTGTATCTGTGATTTTTTTCAGAAAAAAAGTTAGAAACAGTCCTTTTTGACACATTTACCCTTTTTTCCACCTTTGAAAAATACCCATAAGGCAGTGAATTTTTCAGATCTTTAAGTTCTTGTTGGGTCAGCAT